GTGGTGGAAACCGCATTCTGTACTTTCGTGCTGTCGCGGATCGCAGGTGAAATTGCCAGTATTCTCGACGGGATCCCCCTGTCGGTGCAGCGGCGTTTTCCGGAACTGGAAAACCGACATGTTGATTTCCTGAAACGGGATATCATCAAAGCCATGAACAAAGCAGCCGCGCTGGATGAACTGATACCGGGGTTGCTGAGTGAATATATCGAACAGTCAGGTTAACAGGCTGCGGCATTTTGTCCGCGCCGGGCTTCGCTCACTGTTCAGGCCGGAGCCACAGACCGCCGTTGAATGGGCGGATGCCAGTTACTATCTCCCGAAAGAATCCGCATACCAGGAAGGGCGCTGGGAAACACTGCCCTTTCAGCGGGCCATCATGAATGCGATGGGCAGCGACTACATCCGTGAGGTGAATGTGGTGAAGTCTGCCCGTGTTGGTTATTCCAAAATGCTGCTGGGTGTTTATGCCTACTTCATAGAGCATAAGCAGCGCAACACCCTTATCTGGTTGCCGACGGATGGTGATGCCGAGAACTTTATGAAAACCCACGTTGAACCGACTATTCGTGATATTCCGTCGCTGCTGGCGCTGGCCCCGTGGTATGGCAAAAAGCACCGGGATAACACGCTCACCATGAAGCGTTTTTCCAATGGTCGTGGCTTCTGGTGCCTGGGCGGTAAAGCGGCAAAAAACTACCGTGAAAAGTCAGTGGATGTGGCGGGTTATGATGAACTTGCTGCCTTTGATGAGGATATTGAACAGGAAGGCTCTCCGACGTTCCTGGGCGATAAGCGTATTGAAGGCTCGGTCTGGCCAAAGTCCATCCGTGGCTCCACGCCCAAAGTGAGAGGCACCTGCCAGATTGAGCGTGCAGCCAGTGAATCCCCGCATTTTATGCGTTTTCATGTTGCCTGCCCGCACTGCGGGGAGGAGCAGTATCTTAAATTTGGCGACAAAGAGACGCCGTTTGGCCTCAAATGGACGCCGGATGACCCCTCCAGCGTGTTTTATCTCTGCGAGCATAATGCCTGCGTCATCCGCCAGCAGGAGCTGGACTTTACTGATGCCCGTTATATCTGCGAAAAGACCGGGATCTGGACCCGTGATGGCATTCTCTGGTTTTCGTCATCCGGTGAAGAGATTGAGCCACCTGACAGTGTGACCTTTCACATCTGGACAGCGTACAGCCCGTTCACCACCTGGGTGCAGATTGTCAAAGACTGGATGAAAACGAAAGGGGATACGGGAAAACGTAAAACCTTCGTAAACACCACGCTCGGTGAGACGTGGGAGGCGAAAATTGGCGAACGTCCGGATGCTGAAGTGATGGCAGAGCGGAAAGAGCATTATTCAGCGCCCGTTCCTGACCGTGTGGCTTACCTGACCGCCGGTATCGACTCCCAGCTGGATCGCTACGAAATGCGCGTATGGGGATGGGGGCCGGGTGAGGAAAGCTGGCTGATTGATCGGCAGATTATTATGGGCCGCCACGACGATGAACAGACGCTGCTGCGTGTGGATGAGGCCATCAATAAAACCTATACCCGCCGGAATGGTGCAGAAATGTCGGTATCCCGTATCTGCTGGGATACTGGCGGGATTGACCCGACCATCGTGTATGAACGCTCGAAAAAACATGGGCTGTTCCGGGTGATCCCCATTAAAGGGGCATCCGTCTACGGAAAGCCGGTGGCCAGCATGCCACGTAAGCGAAACAAAAACGGGGTTTACCTTACCGAAATCGGTACGGATACCGCGAAAGAGCAGATTTATAACCGCTTCACACTGACGCCGGAAGGGGATGAACCGCTTCCCGGTGCCGTTCACTTCCCGAATAACCCGGATATTTTTGATCTGACCGAAGCGCAGCAGCTGACTGCTGAAGAGCAGGTCGAAAAATGGGTGGATGGCAGGAAAAAAAATACTGTGGGACAGCAAAAACGACGCAATGAGGCGCTCGACTGCTTCGTTTATGCGCTGGCGGCGCTGCGCATCAGTATTTCCCGCTGGCAGCTGGATCTCAGTGCACTGCTGGCGAGCCTGAAGGAAGAGGATGGTGCAGCAACCAACAAGAAAACACTGGCAGATTACGCCCGTGCCTTATCCGGAGAGGATGAATGACGCGACAGGAAGAACTTGCCGCTGCCCGTGCGGCACTGCATGACCTGATGACAGGAAAACGGGTGGCAACGGTACAGAAAGACGGACGGAGAGTGGAGTTTACGGCCACTTCCGTGTCTGACCTGAAAAAATACATTGCGGAGCTGGAAGTGCAGACCGGCATGACACAGCGACGCAGGGGACCTGCAGGATTTTATGTATGAAAACGCCCACCATTCCCACCCTTCTGGGGCCGGACGGCATGACATCGCTGCGTGAATATGCCGGTTATCACGGCGGTGGCAGCGGATTTGGAGGGCAGTTGCGGGCGTGGAACCCACCGGGTGAAAGTGTGGATGCAGCCCTGTTGCCCAACTTTACCCGTGGCAATGCCCGCGCAGACGATCTGGTACGCAATAACGGCTATGCCGCCAACGCCATCCAGTTGCATCAGGATCATATCGTCGGGTCTTTTTTCCGGCTCAGTCATCGCCCAAGCTGGCGCTATCTGGGCATCGGGGAGGAAGAAGCCCGTGCCTTTTCCCGCGAGGTTGAAGCGGCATGGAAAGAGTTTGCCGAGGATGACTGCTGCTGCATTGACGTTGAGCGAAAACGCACGTTTACCATGATGATTCGGGAAGGTGTGGCCATGCACGCCTTTAACGGTGAACTGTTCGTTCAGGCCACCTGGGATACCAGTCCGTCGCGGCTTTTCCGGACACAGTTCCGGATGGTCAGCCCGAAGCGCATCAGCAACCCGAACAATACCGGCGACAGCCGGAACTGCCGTGCCGGTGTGCAGATTAATGACAGCGGTGCGGCGCTGGGATATTACGTCAGCGAGGACGGCTATCCTGGCTGGATGCCGCAGAAATGGACATGGATACCCCGTGAGTTACCCGGCGGGCGCGCCTCGTTCATTCACGTTTTTGAACCCGTGGAGGACGGGCAGACCCGCGGTGCAAATGTGTTTTACAGCGTGATGGAGCAGATGAAGATGCTCGACACGCTGCAGAACACGCAGCTGCAGAGCGCCATTGTGAAGGCGATGTATGCCGCCACCATTGAGAGTGAGCTGGATACGCAGTCAGCGATGGATTTTATTCTGGGCGCGAACAGTCAGGAGCAGCGGGACAAGCTGACCGGCTGGATTGGTGAAATTGCCGCGTATTACGCCGCAGCACCGGTTCGGCTGGGAGGCGCAAAAGTGCCGCACCTGATGCCGGGTGACTCACTGAACCTGCAGACGGCTCAGGATACGGATAACGGCTACTCCGTGTTTGAGCAGTCACTGTTGCGGTATATCGCTGCCGGGCTGGGTGTCTCGTATGAGCAGCTTTCCCGGAATTACGCCCAGATGAGCTATTCCACGGCACGGGCCAGTGCGAACGAGTCGTGGGCGTACTTTATGGGGCGGCGAAAATTCGTCGCATCCCGTCAGGCGAGCCAGATGTTTCTGTGCTGGCTGGAAGAGGCCATCGTTCGCCGCGTGGTGACGTTACCTTCAAAAGCGCGTTTCAGCTTTCAGGAAGCCCGCAGCGCCTGGGGGAACTGTGACTGGATAGGCTCCGGTCGTATGGCCATCGATGGTCTGAAAGAAGTACAGGAAGCGGTGATGCTGATAGAAGCCGGACTGAGTACCTACGAGAAAGAGTGCGCAAAACGCGGTGACGACTATCAGGAAATTTTTGCCCAGCAGGTCCGTGAAACGATGGAGCGCCGTGCAGCCGGTCTTAAACCGCCCGCCTGGGCGGCTGCGGCATTTGAATCCGGACTGCGACAATCAACAGAGGAGGAGAAGAGTGACAGCAGAGCTGCGTAATCTCCCGCATATTGCCAGCATGGCCTTTAATGAGCCGCTTATGCTTGAACCCGCCTATGCGCGGGTTTTCTTTTGTGCGCTTGCAGGCCAGCTTGGGATCAGCCGCCTGACGGATGCGGTGTCCGGTGACAGCCTGACTGCCGGAGAGGCACCCGCGAAGCTGGCGTTATCCGTTAATGATGACGTACCACGACAGGCCCGCAGTTATCAGGTCATGAACGGCATCGCCGTGCTGCCGGTTTCCGGCACGCTGGTCTGCCGGACGCGGGCGCTGCAGCCGTATTCGGGGATGACCGGTTACAACGGCATTATCGCCCGTCTGCAACAGGCTGCCAGCGACCCGATGGTGGACGGCATTCTGCTGGATATGGACACGCCCGGCGGAATGGTGGCAGGGGCATTTGACTGCGCTGACATCATCGCCCGTGTGCGTGACATAAAGCCGGTATGGGCGCTGGCCAATGACATGAACTGCAGCGCAGGTCAGCTGCTTGCCAGTGCCGCCTCCCGGCGTCTGGTCACGCAGACCGCCCGGACAGGCTCCATCGGCGTCATGATGGCTCACAGTAATTACGGTGCTGCGCTGGAGAAACAGGGCGTGGAAATCACGCTGATTTACAGCGGCAGCCATAAGGTGGATGGCAACCCCTACAGCCATCTACCGGATGATGTCCGGGAAACACTGCAGTCCCGGATGGATGCAACCCGCCGGATGTTTGCACAGAAGGTGTCGGCATATACCGGCCTGTCCGTGCAGGCTGTGCTGGATACCGAGGCTGCAGTGTACAGCGGTCAGGAGGCCATTGATGCCGGACTGGCTGATGAACTTGTTAACAGTACCGATGCGATCACCATCATGCGTGATGCACTGGATGCACGTAAATCCCGTCTCTCAGGAGGGCGAATGACCAAAGAGACTCAATCAACAACTGTTTCAGCCACTGCTTCGCAGGCTGACGTTACTGGCGTGGTGCCAGCGATGGAGGGCCAAAACGCCAGCGCGGCGCAGCCGGACGTGAACGCGCAGATCAACGCTGCGGTTGCGGCAGAAAACAGCCGCATTATGGGGATCCTCAACTGTGAGGAGGCTCACGGACGCGAAGAACAGGCCCGCGTGCTGGCAGAAACCCCCGGTATGACCGTGGAAACGGCCCGCCGCATTCTGGCCGCAGCACCACAGAGTGCACAGGCGCGCAGTGATACTGCGCTGGATCGTCTGATGCAGGGGGCACCGGCACCGCTGGCTGCAGGTAACCTGGCATCTGATGCCGTTAACGATTTGCTGAACACACCAGTGTAAGGGATGTTTATGACGAGCAAAGAAACCTTTACCCATTACCAGCCGCTGGGCAACAGTGACCCGGCTCATACCGCAACCGCGCCCGGCGGATTGAGTGCGAAAGCGCCTGCAATGACCCCGCTGATGCCGGATACCTCCACCCGTAAGCTGGTTGCGTGGGATGGCACCACCGACGGTGCTGCCGTTGGCATTCTTGCGGTTGCTGCTGACCAGACCAGCACCACGCTGACGTTCTACAAGTCCGGCACGTTCCGTTATGAGGATGTGCTCTGGCCGGAGGCTGCCAGCGACGAGACGAAAAAACGGACCGCGTTTGCCGGAACGGCAATCAGCATCGTTTAACCTTACCCTTCATCACTAAAGGCCGCCTGTGCGGCTTTTTTTACGGGATTTTTTTATGTCGATGTACACAACCGCCCAGCTGCTGGCGGCAAATGAGCATAAATTTAAGTTTGATCCGCTGTTTCTGCGTCTCTTTTTCCGTGAGAGCTATCCCTTCACCACGGAGAAAGTTTATCTCTCACAAATTCCGGGACTGGTAAACATGGCGCTGTACGTTTCGCCGATTGTTTCCGGTGAGGTTATCCGTTCCCGTGGCGGCTCCACCTCTGAATTTACGCCGGGATATGTCAAGCCGAAGCATGAGGTGAATCCGCAGATGACCCTGCGTCGCCTGCCGGATGAAGATCCGCAGAATCTGGCGGACCCGGCTTACCGCCGCCGTCGCATCATCATGCAGAACATGCGTGACGAAGAGCTGGCCATTGCCCAGGTCGAAGAGATGCAGGCAGTTTCTGCCGTGCTTAAGGGCAAATACACCATGACCGGTGAAGCCTTTGATCCGGTTGAGGTGGATATGGGCCGCAGTGCGGCGAACAACATCACACAGTCCGGCGACACGGAGTGGAGCAAGCGTGACAAGTCCACGTATGACCCGACCGACGATATCGAAGCCTACGCGCTGAACGCCAGCGGCGTGGTGAATATCATCGTGTTTGACCCGAAAGGCTGGGCGCTGTTCCGTTCCTTCAAAGCCGTCAGGGAGAAGCTGGATACCCGTCGCGGCTCTCATTCCGAACTGGAGACAGCGGTAAAAGACCTGGGCAAAGCGGTGTCTTATAAGGGAATGTATGGCGATGTGGCCATCGTCGTGTATTCCGGACAGTACGTGGAAAACGGCGTCAAAAAGAACTTCCTGCCGGACAACACGATGGTGCTGGGTAACACTCATGCACGCGGTCTGCGCACCTATGGCTGCATTCAGGATGCGGATGCACAGCGCGAAGGCATTAACGCCTCTGCCCGTTACCCGAAAAACTGGGTGACCACCGGCGATCCGGCGCGTGAGTTCACCATGATTCAGTCAGCACCGCTGATGCTGCTGGCTGACCCTGATGAGTTCGTTTCCGTACAACTGGCGTAATCGTGGCCCTTCGGGGCCATTTTCTCTCTGTGGAGGAGTTCATGACGAAAGATGAACTGATTGCCCGTCTTCAGGAGCTGGGTGAGCAACTGAACCGTGATGTCAGCCTGACGGGAACGAAAGAAGAACTGGCGCTCCGTGTGGCAGAGCTGGAAGAGGAGCTTGATGACACTGCCGATCAGGATACCCCTATCAGCCCGGAAAATGCGCTGACCGGACATGAAAATGAGGTTGTATCAGCGCAGCCGGATACCGTGACTGATACGGCTGATCTGGTCACGGTTGTGGCACTGGTGACGCTGCATACTGATGCACTTCACGCCACGCGGGATGACACTGTGGCATTTGTGCTGCCGGGAACGGCGTTCCGTGTCTCTGCCGGTGTGGCAGCTGAAATGACAGAGCGCGGCCTGGCCAGAATGCAATAACGGGAGGCGCTGTGGCTGATTTCGATAACCTGTTCGATGCTGCCATTGCCCGCGCCGATGAAACGATACGCGGGTACATGGGAACGTCAGCCACCATGACATCCGGTGAGCAGTCCGGCGCAGTAATACGTGGTGTTTTTGATGACCCTGAAAATATCAGCTATGCCGGACAGGGCGTGCGCGTTGAAGGCTCCAGCCCGTCCCTGTTTGTCCGGACTGATGATGTGCGGCAACTGCGGCGTGGAGACACGCTGACCATCGGTGAGGAAAACTTCTGGATAGACCGGGTTTCGCCGGATGATGGTGGAAGCTGTTATCTCTGGCTCAACCGTGGGCAACCACCCGCTGTTAACCGGCGACGATAAACGCAGGGTGAAATTATGGCGATAAAAGGGCTTGATCAGGCGATTGATAATCTGAGCCGGGTTCGTAAAAACGCCATTCCGGCTGCTTCTGCAATGACCATTAACCGCGTGGCCACAACGGCGATTAATCAGTCTTCGTCACAGGTTGCCCGGGAAACCAGGGTGAGACGGAAACTGGTAAAGGAACGGTCCAGACTGAAACGGGCGACGGTCAGAAATCCGAATGCCAGAATTATCGTTAACCGCGGTGATCTCCCTGTGATTAAGCTGGGGATCAGAATGCTGGGGCGTCGTCCGAACAGCATACTCAAAGCCGGTCAGCATCGTTATCAGCGGGCATTTATCCAGCGATTAAATAATGGGCGCTGGCATGTTATGCAACGTCTTCCCCAGGCCAGATATGAGGAGGGCAATGACGACAAGGGAAGGAAAAAGCGTAATCGCCTTCCCATTCAGGTGGTGAAAATCCCGATGGCGGCCCCACTGAAACAGGCATTTGATGAGAATGTTGACCGTATCCGGCGTGAACGCCTGCCTAAAGAACTGGCATACGCGCTGAAACAACAACTGAGGATTGCAATAAAACGATGAAACACACTGACATTCGTGCCGCAGTGCTGGATGCACTCGAGCAGCATGAACACGGGGCGACGCTGTTTGATGGTCGCCCCGTTGTTTTTGACGAAGAGGATTTTCCTGCGATCGCGGTTTATCTGACGGATGCAGAGTATACCGGTGAAGAGCTGGATGCAGATACCTGGCGGGCCACGCTGCATATTGAGGTGTTTTTACCGGCACAGGTACCGGATTCAGAGCTTGATCAGTGGATGGAAAGCCGGATTTACCCGGCGATGACTGCGATCCCGGCACTGGCAGGACTGATTACCACGATGGTTACGCAGGGCTATGAGTATCGTCGTGATGACGATATGGCGTTATGGAGTTCTGCAGATCTGACTTATTCCATTACATACGAGATGTGAGGACGATATGGCAACACCAAATCCCCTTGAGCCGGTAAAAGGTGCCGGTACCACTCTGTGGGTTTACAACGGCAAGGGTGATGCTTATGCAAACCCGTTGTCAGACGATGACTGGCAGCGACTGGCTAAGGTGAAGGATCTGACGCCGGGCGAGATGACGGCAGAATCCTACGATGATAACTACCTGGATGATGAAGACGCGGACTGGACCGCGACCGGGCAGGGGCAGAAATCTGCAGGTGATACCAGTTTTACGCTGGCCTGGAAACCGGGAGAGGAAGGCCAGAAAGGGCTTATAGGCTGGTTTGAAAGCGGCGATGTCCGGGCCTATAAAATCCGTTTTCCGAATGGCACGGTGGATGTGTTTCGTGGCTGGGTCAGCAGTATCGGTAAGGCCGTGACGGCGAAAGAAGTGATCACCCGCACGGTGAAAGTCACTAACGTGGGTAAACCTTCTGTAGCGGAAGAACGCAGCAAAATTACGCCGGTCAGTGCGATTAAGGTGACGCCGACATCCGGTACGGTGGCAAAAGGGAAAACAACCACCCTGACGGTTTCTTTTGAGCCGGAAAGTGCAACCGACAAGACGTTCAGAGCGGTTTCCGCCGATCCGTCGAAAGCCACCATTAGTGTGAAAGATATGACAATTACGGTAAACGGCGTGGCGACAGGTAAGGTGCAGATCCCTGTGGTGAGCGGAAATGGTCAGTTCGCCGCAGTGGCTGAAGTCACCGTTACTGAAGCGGGCGCTGCAGGGTAAACGGAGGTAATACATGTTTCTGAAAACAGAACAATTTGAATATAACGGTATGTCCGTCACGCTTTCCGAATTGTCTGCGCTGCAGCGGTTTGATTATATAAAGTTTGTTTCAGACGCAGAACAACAGGAGACAACGAAGCATGATGTCGTGCACATTAACCAGCGATATCTGGAAACGGCATCCCTGCTTGTGGCGATGTCGCTATGGCATACCCATTCCCTCAAAGGCACTCTGGCCTCTCCGGAGACAGAGATGCAGCAGATCCGCCGTGAAGTGATGCTGGGATGGCCTGCTGATGCACTGAATCAGGCAACGAACCGGGTGCTTTATCTTTCAGGTATGCTGGATAACCGGCACGATGCCGATCCTGAACAAACCGGGAAAGCAGAAGCGACTGAGCCGGTAACATCAAAAAAGCATTCGAAGGCGAGCTGAACTTTGTCCTGAAACTGGCGCGAGAGATGGGGAGACCCGACTGGCGCGCCATGCTTGCCGGGATGACATCCACCGAATATGCCGACTGGCGACGTTTTTACTGCACGCATTATTTTCAGGATACCCAACTGGACGCTCATTTTTCCGGGCTGATGTACGCCGTACTCAGCCTGTTTTTTGGCGATCCGGATATGCATCCGGCGGATTTCAGTCTGCTTGCTCCAGCGTGTGAGGAAGAGCAGACGGAGATGCCGGACGAGGAAGAAATGCTGATGCAGAAAGCGACAGGAGTTGCCGGAGGCGTCCGGTTCAGAGGGGACGGAGGGCGCGATATTTCACCTTCTGCGGATGTGGTGGATGTCAGCGAGGATGATGTTGCATTAATGATGGCTTCAGCGGGGATTTCCGGAGGTGTGAGATATGTCCCAGCCAGCGGGTGATCTGGTTATTGATTTGAGTCTGGATGCGGCCCGGTTTGATGAACAGATGGCCCGGGTACGCCGTCATTTTTCCAGTCTGGAGGCGGATGCCAGAAAAACCGCCAGTACTGTTGAACAGGGGCTGAGCCGACAGGCGCTGGCTGCACAAAAAGCCGGGATATCAGTCGGACAGTATAAGGCTGCCATGCGCACACTGCCCGCACAGTTCACGGATATTGTCACTCAGCTTGCCGGTGGTCAGAATCCCTTCCTTATCATGCTGCAGCAGGGGGGGCAGATCAGCGATTCATTCGGTGGACCGCTCAGCCTGCTTACCCTGCTGAAGGAGGAACTTCTCGGGATCAGGGATGCCTCTGAATCATCAGAGGAGTCGCTGTCAGATACGGCAAATGCACTGGCTGAAAATGCCCGGAATGCCGGTGAGCTGGGACGATTTATGTCGGTGGCCCGTGTGGCGGCAGGTGGCGGGGTTGCCGTACTGGCCGCGCTTGCTGCCGCCGCCTGGCAGGCAGAGCAGGCTGACCGGGCCTTATTGCGTTCACTGATCCTGACCGGAGGGGCGGCTGCCACCACAACGGCAGAATTGTGGAAAATGGCCGGGGTGATCAGCGATGAAGCCGGTGGTGGTATCAGACAGGCGGCAGAAAATCTGGCCCGTCTGGCAGAAAGCGGGAAATATACCGCCGGGCAGCTACGGATCATGGGGGAAACCTCTCAGAGATGGCTGCAGACGGTGGGGGACGATGCCGGGAAGGTGGAAAAAGCCTTTGAAGGGATTGCAGCAGATCCGGTGAAGGCGCTGGCCTCCCTGAATCAGCAGTATAACTTCCTGAGCGTTTCCCAGTTACGCCATATTGATGAGCTTGAGCGCACGAAAGGTAAACAGGCTGCGGTGACGGAGGCGATGTCCCTGTTTGCGGATGTCATGAATGCACGTCTGGAGCAACTTGATAAAGCGGCCACGCCGGTGGAAAAAATCTGGGACGATGTTAAAACCTGGACTTCTGACGCATGGGCATGGATAGGTGATCATACACTGGGGGCACTCAGTCTGATCACTGACGTGGTGGCCGGAACCGTTGAACAGGTGAAGCTGCTGCTTGTGCAGGGGGATCTGGCGCTGGCTGAATTTATTCAGTCAGCCTGGGAAACGACAAAGAATGTGCCCGGCGTTGGTGCGTTGTTTGGTGAACTGGCAGAAGAGAACCGCGTATTTATTGAGAAAACAAAACGCGATGAACTGGCGCTGAGAAAATCCATTGCGGAACGGGATGCGCGTATACGCCAGGGGGAAATGGGGTACATCAACCGCTCGCGTGCAACAGGCGTCAGCAAAGGTCCTGGGCAGCAGGAAGCCGTCAGCCGTCTGGCTGAAGAGCTGACAGGTAAAAAGCATACATCACCGAAAACGCGCTCTGCCGGGGAGAGGGAAGAGGAGCAGGCAAGAGAGGCTCTGCTTGCCCTTGAAGCTGAGCTCAGGACGCTGGAAAAACACAGCGGTGCGAATGAGAAAATCAGCCGGCAGCGCCGTGATTTATGGAAGGCGGAAAGTCAGTATGCGGTCCTGAAAGAGGCTGCCACGAAACGGCAGTTATCTGAGCAGGAAAAATCCCTGCTGGCCCATGAGAAAGAAACGCTGGAGTACAAACGCCAGCTGGCTGAGCTGGGCGACAAGATTGAACACCAGAAACGGCTGAATGAGCTGGCACAGCAGGCGGCGCGGTTTGAACAGCAGCAGAGCGCGAAGCAGGCGGCAATCAGCGCAAAAGCCCGCGGACTCACCGACCGTCAGGCGCAGCGGGAGTCGGAAGAGCAGCGCCTTCGTGAGGTGTACGGTGATAATCCGGTTGCGCTGGCGAAGGCCACATCTGCACTGAAGAACACCTGGTCTGCGGAGGAGCAGCTTCGTGGAAGCTGGATGGCCGGGATGAAGTCCGGCTGGGGCGAGTGGGCGGAAAGTGCGACGGACAGTTTTTCGCAGGTTAAAAACGCGGCCACGCAGACCTTTGACGGTATTGCACAGAATATGGCAGCGATGCTGACCGGCAGCGAACAGAACTGGCGTGGTTTCACCCGTTCTGTGCTGTCCATGCTGACAGAGATTTTTCTGAAGCAGGCGATGGTGGGGATAGTCGGGAGTATCGGCAGCGCCATTGGCGGGGCTGTTGGTGGCGGCGCATCCGCGTCAGGCGGTACAGCCATTCAGGCTGCGGCGGCGAACTTCCATTTCGCGACCGGGGGATTTACGGGGACGGGGGGTAAATATGAACCTGCGGGGATTGTTCATCGCGGGGAGTTTGTCTTCACGAAGGAGGCGACCAGCCGGATTGGTGTCGGCAATCTGTACCGCCTGATGCGGGGCTATGCGGAAGGTGGTTATGTCGGCGGTGCCGGAAGTCCGGCGCAGATGCGGCGGGCGGAAGGCATTAATTTTAATCAGAACAATCACGTGGTGATTCAGAACGACGGCCCCAACGGGCGGGCAGGGCCGCAGCTGATGAAAGCGGTGTATGAGATGGCCCGCAAGGGGGCACAGGATGAACTCCGGCTGCAGTTGCGTGATGGCGGTATGTTATCAGGGAGCGGTGGATGAAAACCTTTCGCTGGAAAGTGAAGCCGGATATGGAGGTGAACTCGCAGCCATCGGTGCGTGAAGTGCGTTTTGGTGACGGGTACTCACAGCGTATGGCGGCAGGGCTGAATGCTGACCTGAAAACATACAGGGTGACGCTTTCCGTGACCCGGGAGGAGGCCCGGCATCTGGAAGCGTTCCTGGCAGAGCACGGTGGCTGGAAGGCATTTTTGTGGAAGCCACCCTATGCATACCGGCAGATAAAGGTGACCTGTGCCGGGTGGTCTGCGCGGGTCGGGATGTTGCGCGTTGAGTTCAGCGCGGAGTTTAAGCAGGTGGTGAACTGATGCAGGATATTCGAGAAGAAAGTCTGAGCGAGTCGGTTAAATCAGAGCAGTCACCGCGGGTGGTACTCTGGGAAATTGACCTGACGGTGCAGGGTGGTGAGCGGTATTTTTTCTGTAATGAGCTGAATGAAAAAGGGGAGCCGGTCACCTGGCAGGGGCGGAAGTACCAGGCGTACCCGATTGATGGCAGCGGCTTTGAAATGAACGGGAAAGGCAGCAGTGCCAGACCGTCGCTGACGGTGTCCAATCTGTTCGGTCTGGTCACCGGGATGGCGGAAGACCTGCAGAGTCTGGTGGGGGCCACGGTGGTCCGCCGTCGGGTGTATGCGCGTTTTCTGGATGCGGTGAATTTCGTTGCGGGCAATCCGGAAGCGGACCCGGAGCAGGAGCTGAGCGACCGCTGGGTGGTGGAGCAGATGTCGGAGCTGACAGCCATGACGGCCTCGTTTGTGCTGGCCACACCGACCGAGACGGACGGAGCGCTGTTTCCCGGTCGTATCATGCTGGCGAACACCTGTATGTGGACCTACCGCTCTGATGAGTGTGGTTACACGGGCGGGGCTGTGGCGGATGAGTTCGATAAACCCACCACGGATATCCGTAAGGACAGATGCAGCAAGTGCATGCGCGGGTGTGAACTGCGCAGGAATGTCGGCAATTTTGGCGGTTTCCTTTCCATTAATAAACTTTCGCAGTAAATCCCATGACACAGACAGAATCAGCGATTCTGGCGCACGCCCGGCGATGTGCGCCAGCGGAGTCGTGCGGCTTCGTGGTAAGCACGCCGGAGGGGGAAAGATATTTCCCCTGCGTGAATATCTCCGGTGAGCCGGAGGCGTATTTCCGTATGTCGCCGGAAGACTGGCTGCGGGCAGAGATGCAGGGGGAGATTGTGGCACTGGTCCACAGTCATCCCGGTGAGCTGCCCTGGCTGAGCGAGGCTGACCGGCGGCTGCAGATAAAAAGCGCACTGCCCTGGTGGCTGGTCTGCCGGGGGGAAATTCATAAATTCCGCTGTGTGCCACATCTGACAGGACGGCGCTTTGAGCACGGGGTGACGGACTGTTACACGCTGTTCCGGGATGCATACCATCTGGCGGGAATTGATATGCCGGATTTTCATCGCGAGGATGACTGGTGGCGCAACGGCCAGAACCTGTACCTGGACAATATGGCGGTCACCGGCTTTTACCGGGTGCCCCTGTCCTCTGCACAGCCGGGCGATATCCTGCTGTGCTGCTTCGGCGCATCGGTGGCTAATCATGCCGCCATTTACTGCGGCAACGGTGAACTGCTTCACCATATTCCTGAACAACTGAGTAAACGGGAGAGGTATTCCGAAAAATGGCAACGACGAACGCATTCTGTCTGGCGTCACCGCCACTGGCACACATCTGCCTTCACGGGGATTTACAACGATTTGGCCGCCGCCTCAGCCTGTATGTGAACACGGCAGCGGAAGCCATTCGCGCCCTGTCGATGCAGATGCCGGGCTTTCGCCGTCAGATGAACGAAGGCTGGTACCAGATACGTATTCGCGGTGAGGACACGGCACCGGAGGCGGTGTACGCCCGTCTTCACGAACCTCTGGGTGAGGGGGCGGTCATCCATATTGTGCCGCGACTGGCCGGAGCCGGAAAGGGCGGACTGCAGATTGTGCTGGGGGCGGCGGCCATCGTGGGCTCTTTCTTCACTGCCGGTGCCTCGATGGCGTTATGGGGTACAGCCCTGAGTGCCGGCGGTTTTTCTGCCACCACGATGCTGTTTTCACTGGGGGCCAGCATGATTCTGGGCGGTGTGGCCCAGATGCTGGCCCCGAAGGCAAAAACACCGGATTACCGCGCAACGGATAACGGCAGACAGAACACGTACTTTTCCTCGCTGGATAACATGATTGCCCAGGGGAACCCGATGCCGGTGCCTTACGGGGAAATGCTGGTTGGCTCCCGCCGTATATCCCAGGACATCAGCACCCGTGATGAAGGCGGGGGCGGAAAGGTCGTGGTTATCGGGCGACAGGGATAAAACATAAAAAAATCCCGCAGTGATCGCGGAGCTGCGGGGACAGACAAATGAAGATCAATGTGAAGGAGTTGTTTTTGTTACCCGGGCAAAAAAACACTAACGCAGCGAAATTATACGCGCCACAGTCAGTTTGTGAAAATGTGAAGATATTCAGAAATTTTATTCCGTCATGACGCAGGCACCCGGTGAGGTGCCTGTTGTTTTTGTGAGTGAACAATTATCACGGTAAGAGGTGATGTAATGGGCAAAGGTGGCGGCAGGGCGCACACACCGCGTGAGGCGAAAGACAATCTCAAATCCACGCAGATGATGAGCGTGATTGATGCGATTGGTGAGGGACCGATAGAAGGCCCGGTGAAAGGCCTGCAGAGTATTCTGGTGAACAAAACCCCGCTGACGGACACGGACGGTAATCCCGTGATACACGGTGTGACCGCGGTCTGGCGTGCCGGGGAGCAGGAGCAGACACCACCGGAAGGCTTTGAGTCCTCCGGCTCTGAAACTGTACTGGGTGTCGAAGTGACCAGGGCAAAACCGGTAACACGCACCATTACGTCAGCGAACATTGACCGCCTGCGGGTGACCTTCGGGGTGCAGTCACTGGTGGAGACCACGTCAAAGGGTGACCGTAATCCGTCCTCTGTCCGTCTGCTGATTCAGTTACAGCGTAACGGTAACTGGGTGACGGAAAAGGATGTCACCATTAACGGCAAGACCACCTCACAGTTCCTTGCGTCGGTGATTCTGGATAATCTGCCTCCCCGCCCCTTTAACATCCGGATGGTCAGGGAGACGGCGGACAGCACCACGGACCAGCTGCAGAACAGAACGCTGTGGTCGTCATACACCGAAATCATCGATGTGAAACAGTGCTACCCGAACACGGCCATTGTGGGGATGCAGGTGGATGCGGAGCAGTTTGGTGGTCAGCAGATGACGGTGAACTACCATATCCGCGGTCGCATCATCCAGGTGCCGTCAAACTATGACCCGGAAAAACGCACGTACAGTGGTATCTGGGACGGCAGTCTGAAACCGGCATACAGCAACAACCCGGCCTGGTGCCTGTGGGACATGCTGACTCACCCGCGCTACGGCATGGGAAAACGTCTGGGGGCGGCGGATGTGGACAAGTGGGCGCTGTATGCCATCGGGCAGTACTGCGACCAGACGGTCCCGGATGGTTTCGGGGGGACCGAGCCGCGGATGACCTTTAATGCGTACCTGGCACAACAGCGTAAGGCGTGGGACGTTCTCAGTGATTTCTGCTCTGCGATGCGCTGTATGCCGGTATGGAACGGTCAGACGCTGACGTTTGCTCAGGACCGCCCGTCGGATGTGGTGTGGCCGTACACCAACAGCGATGTGGTGGTGGATGATAACGGCGTGGGATTCCGCTACAGCTTCAGTGCCCTGAAGGACCGGCACACGGCGGTGGAGGTGAATTACACCGACCCGCAGAACGGCTGGCAGACCTCCACGGAACTGGTGGAAGACCCGGAAGCCATACTGCGCTACGGACGCAACCTGCTGAAGATGGACGCGTTCGGCTGTACCAGCCGCGGTCAGGCCCACCGTGCCGGACTGTGGGTGATAAAGACCGAACTGCTGGAAACGCAGACGGTGGATTTCACGCTCGGGTCTCAGGGGCTGCGGCACACACCCGGTGACATCATTGAAATCTGTGATAACGACTATGCCGGGACTATGACCGGCGGACGTGTCCTGTCCATTGATGCTGCCACCCGCACCCTGACGCTGGACCGTGAAGTGACACTTCCGGAGACCGGTGCCGCCACGGTGAACCTGATTAACGGCAGCGGTAAGCCGGTGAGTGTGGACATCACCGAACACCCCGCGCCGGACCGGATACAGGTCAGTACCCTGCCTGATAGTGTGGAGACATACGGGGTGTGGGGACTCTCCCTGCCGTCACTGCGCCGTCGCCTGTTCCGCTGTGTCTCCGTCCGGGAAAACACGGACGGCACCTTTGCCATCACGGCGGTGCAGCACGTACCGGAAAAAGAAGCCATCGTGGATAACGGTGCCCGCTTTGAGCTGCAGTCAGGCTCCCTGAACAGCGTCATCCCACCGGCAGTGCAGCACCTGACGGTGGAGGTGAGCGCAGCTGACGGCCAGTATCTGGCACAGGCGAAATGGGACACGCCGCGGGTGGTGAAGGGGGTGCGCTTCAGTCTGCGACTGACCAGCGGAAGCGGAGAAGACAGCCGTCTGGTGACCACCGCTATCACTGCGGATACAGAGCATCGTTTCAGTGGTCTGCCGCTGGGGGAATACACCCTGACGGTCAGGGCGATAAACAGCTACGGCCAGCAGGGCGAACCTGCGACCACTACCTTCAGGATTAACGCGCCTGTGGCACCGGCCACCATTGAGCTGACGCCGGGGTATTTTCAGATAACGGCGGTACCGGTGCTGGCGGTGTATGACCCGACGGTGCAGTTTGAGTTCTGGTTCTCAGAAAAACGCATCACGAACACGGCACAGGTGGAAAAATCTGCCCGTTATCTGGGGACCGGCAGTCAGTGGACTGTCTCCGGCCCGCACATTAAGCCCGGGAAGGATTTCTGGTTTTACGTGCGCAGCGTCAACCTGGTGGGGAAATCTGCTTTTGTGGAGGCCAGTGGCCGGGCCAGCAATGATGCAGAAGGGTATCTGGGGCTGTTTCGGGAAAAAATAGGAAAACTGCATCTGGCTCAGGGGCTGTGGGAGCTGATAGACAACAGCCAGCTTGCGGATGAGATGGCGGAGATGAAGACCACCATCACCGAAACCCGCAATGAAATCACACAGACGGTCAGTAAAACGCTGGAGGACCAGAGCGCCACCATACAGCAGATACAGCGCGTGCAGAAGGACACAAATGATGACCTTGCTGCACTTTACATGCTGAAGGTACAGAAAACAAAAAATGGCATACCCTATGTTGCCGGTATTGGAGCGGGGATTGAGGATACTGATGGCCAGCCCCTGAGCAACATACTGCTGCTGGCTGACCGTATTGCGATGATTAACCCGGAGGACGGCAACACCACGCCGTTATTTGTGGCGCAGGGGAATCAGTTGTTCATGAACGATGTGTTCCTGAAGCGGCTGTTTGCGGTGAGTATCACCTCGTCCGGCAATCCCCCGACGTTTTCCCTGACGCCGGAGGGCAGGCTGACCGCAAGAAATGCTGATATCAGCGGTAACGTGAATGCGAATTCCGGGACGCTCAACAACGTCACGATTAACGAGAACTGTCGGGTTCTGGGAAAACTGTCCGCGAACCAGATTGAAGGCGATCTCGTTAAAACAGTGGGTAAGGCTTTTCCGCGGGACTCCCGGGCACCGGAGCGGTGGCCATCAGGGACCGTTACCGTCAGGATTTATGACGATCAGCCTTTTGACCGGCAAATTGTTATTCCGGCGGTGGCATTCAGCGGCGCTAAGCATGAGAGAGAGCATACTGATATTTACTCCTCATGCCGTCTGATAGTGCGGAAAAACGGTGCTGAAATTTATAACCGTACCGCGCTGGATAATACGCTGATTTACAGTGGCGTTATTGATATGCCTGCCGGTCACGGTCACATGACGCTGGAGTTTTCGGTATCAGCATGGCTGGTGAATAACTGGTATCCCACAGCAAGTATCAGCGATTTGCTGGTTGTGGTGATGAAGAAAGCCACCGCAGGCATCAGTATCAGCTGAATTTTATAACCCATATACGGGCGCCAGAAATGGCGCCTTTTTTATTGCAGAAAAGCGAGAGGTAATTATGCGTAAAGTTTGTGCTGTTATTTTGTCCGCAGTAGTCTGGCAGGTCGCCGCTGCTACGCCAGCGAGTGCAGCAGAACATCAGTCCACGCTGAGCGCGGGGTATCTCCATGCCTCGACGAACGTTCCCGGCAGCGATAATCTGAACGGGATTAACGTGAAATACCGTTATGAGTTTACGGACGCGCTGGGGCTGATTACGTCCTTCAGTTATGCCAATGCTGAGGATGAGCAAAAAACGCACTACAGCGATACCCGCTGGCATGAAGATTCCGTGCGTAACCGCTGGTTCAGCGTGATGGTGGGGCCGTCTGTACGCGTGAATGAATGGTTCAGCGCGTATGCGATGGTGGGTGTGGCTTACAGCCGTGTGTCGACTTTCTCCGGGGATTATCTCCGCGTAACTGACAACAAGGGGAAAACGCACGATGTGCTGACCGGAAGTGATGACGGTCGCCACAGCAACACGTCTCTGGCGTGGGGGGCTGGCGTGCAGTTTAACCCGACCGAATCCGTGACCATTGACCTTGCTTATGAAGGTTCCGGCAGTGGCGACTGGCGCACTGACGGTTTCATCGTGGGTGTCGGTTATAAGTTCTGATTAGCCAGGTAACACAGTGTTATAACAGCCCGCCGGTTCAGGCGGGCTTTTTTGTGGGGTGAATATGGCAGTAAAGATTTCAGGTGTACTGAAAGACGGCACAGGAAAACCGGTACAGAACTGCACAATCCAGCTGAAAGCAAAACGTAACAGCACCACGGTGGTGGTGAACACGCTGGCCTCAGAAAATCCGGATGAAGCCGGGCGTTACAGCATGGACGTTGAGTACGGTCAGTACAGCGTTATTCTGTTGGTGGAAGGGTTCCCGCCGTCACATGCCGGGACCATCACCGTGTATGAAGATTCTCAACCCGGTACGCTGAATGATTTTCTCGGTGCCATGACGGAGGATGATGCCCGTCCGGAGGCACTGCGTCGCTTTGAACTGATGGTGGAAGAGGTGGTGCGTAACGCAGAGGAGGCGAAGAAGAATGCCGGAGAGGCGGAGACGTCAGCGAGGAATGCCGGCATATCAGCCAGTCAGGCAGAAGAGAGCGCTGCAAATGCTGACACTTCAGCAGGGGATGCATCGGAGTCAGCCCGGCAGGCGGCAGAAAGTGCAGCCTCAGCAAAGCAGTCAGAGGAGGCGTCCTCGTCCTCGGCCTCTGCGGCCGCTCAAAAAGCCAGTGAGTCATTACAAAGTGCAACAGATGCTGAGTTGTCAAAAAAGACGGCAGAAAGTGCAGCCGGTAATGCAGTCAGGGATGCAACGACCGCAACAGAAAAAGCCCGGGAGTCAGCAGAAAGCGCACAGTCAGCGGAACAAAGCAGGATAGCGGCGGAAGAGGCCGTAAACCGAATCCCCACCGTGGTGGGACCTCCCGGGCCAAAGGGGGAACCGGGGCCCGCGGGTCCTCAGGGGCCGAAGGGAGATAAAGGAGAGCGTGGCGACACCGGCCCGGCAGGGGCAACCGGTGAACGGGGGCCGGCAGGTGATGCTGGTCCGGCAGGCCCGCAGGGGCCGAAAGGCGACAGGGGAGAGACCGGTCTGACGGGAAATGCAGGTCCACAGGGGGCAAAGGGAGATACGGGAGCTGCAGGCCCGGCAGGCGCACAGGGGCCAAAAGGTGACAAAGGCGATCCGGGAGTGGCTGGACCAGCAGGTCCGGCAGGTGCGCCGGGGCCGAAAGGCGATAAAGGTGATCCGGGAGTAGCAGGTCCAGCAGGTCCGGCGGGGCCACAGGGACCGAAGGGAGACACAGGAGCCCCCGGGCAAGGAACAGAACTGCTTACTACTGCCAATACATGGACTCAGGCACAAACTTTTAATGGTGGTATTAATGGCAATTTGACGGTGACCGGAAACGGCTCATTTAACGATATTCAGATCCGTTCGGATAAACGCAACAAGCGAAATCTGGTAAAACTGGATAATGCGTTAGATCGTCTGGAGGCACTTACTGGTTATCTTTACGAGATACAGTACTCTGCCGACGGTTGGCAAACGTCGGTTGGTTTAATTGCTCAGGATGCACAAAAAGCATTGCCTGAACTGGTAACTGAAGACGCAGACGTTATATCTGGTGAAAAACGTCTGCGTCTTAACTACAACGGCATAATTGCATTGTTAGTCGAGGGCTTTAAAACACTTCGTCATGAGATTAAAGAACTCCGGGAGAAGTAAACGACAGCTGTTGTAGTTTCTGGTTTCTACTGAATTTAAATTGTGGGGTGACACTCACCCCACGCATTCAGAAGGGGGAGATGAGATGGGGGTAACATCGGGATGGGTAGGCTCTTCGGCTAAGAGCGAAACAGGTGAGCAGTGGATGGGAGCCGCCGGAACCAAACTGGGACTGAGTAAACCTTTTATGATGAGCCAAATGGTTGGGCGAACTATGGGCTGTAAAATTGCAACTGAGTACTATAAATGGAAATCCTCTGACAAGGTTGATAACTGGGGCGCAGTTGGCGCTGACTGGCCTTTAGAAGAAAAAAGTAAAGGTACAATTACAAACGCCGCAAGCTGCGGATCAGGGAGGCTGGTAGGGGCTGTCGTTACACTTTCTCACTTTTTGACGAACTCTACACCGACAGCTGCTGTTTATTTAGCCGGTGGTAAAGCAGGTAACATCACCGTAAACGTAGGTGGTGCTACACAAACCATGATTTATCAGGGCGTTGTTAGTGGGTTCCAGTATTACTGGTCAGGTTCTGTTAGTTTCGCTTTCGTGGAGGCAATGAAAAAGACGGGAGTACCCCAGGATCTAAAAATTAGTTAAATGGTAAATAAATAATTTTAAAAACTTCACGTTCTACATACCGGAGACGCCGGATATATAGGATATTGTTTTAAGTTGCCAGAGAAATTTTTCCGGACGGATGCTGATAATAATGATGTGCCAATGACGGCAGCATCATTGATGGCACTGAGTGAAGCGACAGAGCAGGCGATGTTTGCGAAGGGAGTGGAGATTAATACACGGCAGTTGCAGATGAAAGCCGAGGTTGAGGCGCTGACAGACCTGAAGGCGATCCGCAGTTATGTTGTCGGATGGCCTGCTGGCTGAATAAAAAAACGGGACCACGACCAGTCCCGGAACCATGAGTTTTAGGGTATTAGTTTGTTATCATAGTTAGCGTGCTAAGTATGCCATGTCAGGTTGATTAGTGAAGTGATGTTGTTCGCATTTTTGCACGGCGGAGAATATTCAGATTTTTGGAAATCCATATTTTTCCCGTGCGCGATTACATGCTTCATTTACGATGCTATTTTCGCCGGACATTGCGAATTCCCTGCATGTGGACGGTTTTTGTAAACAGAGCAATATGCGTTTTCTCCGGGGGGGGGGCCGGCAAGAGCGCCACATCGGGGATTTTTCTGATTGGTGCCGCGCATACAGCGATGAAAAGGAGATATTTGCTCAGTGAGACTGACCGAAACCTTTCCGCCAGCATCGTCAGCTTCTGCCCAGTAAAAAGAGACGCGGAAAATGCACAACAGGCACCACACGTCATGCATGGATTCAGATTGCTCATAATTCACCAGTACAGCTATAAATCGTAAAGAGAACAGCGGTACATCGTATGTAAGAACGTACCGCGGCTGGCTGGTGAACTTCCGATAGTGCGAGTATTGAATGATTTCCAGCCGTTACAGATTTTACGTGCTAATTAGTGAACAAACCACTCGTCAGCAGACTCCCAGGTATCTTTCAGAGTTTCCTGAACAAAAGTTTTAGCTGAATCTTTATCGGCGGTGCGCGTAACAGAAAGGCCATCGTTGCTGGTAGCTTTTACGATCACCTCTACATCGTCATAACGTTTACTGATGCGTCGGGTTAATTCTTCCTTTAACGCATCCACAGCACCGGTTGGCATTTTAGTCATTTTTTCTTTGGCTATGCAGATTTCAATACGCAT